CACCCCTTTCTGTGTATTAAAAAAGCACCTTATACTTCATAAAGTGCTTTAAGACGACCTTCTTTTTTTAGTTCTTCAACTTCTTCAGATGTTAATTTAACAGGACACCCCGGCATAGATAGCCTATCTAAATAATCCTTATACGATTGCTCAGCATCCTTATCTTCAAATTCATTTTTCATTTAGCCAATCACCTCCAAATATGTTACTCCGTTCTGCCTAAATATTACTCTCAATAAGCTGTTTTTGTCAAGTAATAACTCTTTCTGATTGGGGTATTTACTTAACTTTTCTATATATGCTGCTCGTGCTCCTTTTCTTACAAAAAAGACATAACTAACAGGCTTATTTAATGCACCTGATTCTGATATAGATGTACTTAAAAATTGTTTTTCTTTGAACACATCCCCTATATTCATATCTTTATAGTAATCCACATCTAATGAGCGATACACCATTAAGTTATAGTTGATTTTGTTTTTATTAATAGCTCTGCTTATTTCACTTGAATAGTATTCTAATTTAGGGTCTCTTGGCAAATCCCCCCTTTGCATAGCATTTAATCTTTCATAAAACTTTGGTTTTTTATCCCCCGGATTGTATGAGTATTTTTCCAAAGCCCTTTTTTCTTCTTTTGAAAGTCCTCTGATCCACGCATCAGATTCTTTACGGAGTATACTGAGAGCTCTATATTCAGACAATGCATCAAATTTATCTTCAAACTCTCGAAAATCATAGTAAGCTTTTAAGTTCCAGTTTCCAGTTTTAAAATGTGCTCGTCTAAAGAACCTATCTGTCCATTCCATCTTTTGGTCCGAATATTTCTGTATATTTTCACTATCAAGCGAGTTTTCGGATAATCTCGTATACTTCCGCACTTGTCTATCAGCATAGTTTACGAGTTGTTCTTGCCTGTAATCTTCCTCAATCTCTTTTAGCTCTCTTCTTGGAAACCTAGCCTCAGGATTATCATCAAGCATAGGAAAATAAGTACTGTGGCTATCTTTACAGTTTGGATGATAAAACCCATCTTGCATGGCTGAACTTAATAACATATAAGGTCCGTCTGTGGGCTTTCCGCCACTCCACACATCATCGATCATTACTTTACCCACAAAAGGTACACACAAGGGGCAAGCACCGCTTCTTTTATTAACTATGACCGTACTTATACCCCATTCCTGCCTTTTAGCACCTTCTCCTTGAAGATATGCCCTTTTATTTGCAGTCCTTATAGCCATCCTTGCATAATTTGCCAATGTATGCCTTGCACCGTTTTTATACTGAACGCAATTAAGTCCTGAGGAAAGCATATCCTTTGTAGCCATGTCAACCGCCTGTTCATAAGTTCCTGCTCCTACGCTAGCATATACTTGGGCATTGAATATAGCTTTACGGTACCGGTCATTTGCCATTCTAAGTATTGCGGTTTCGGCTGTGCCCATATCCTTTACAGTTGCCTGTATAAGCGCATCCAGTTTTCTTTCATTGACCCTAAAAAAAGCACCATTTAAAGCTTCACTTGATTTCTGTGCAAAAAAGCCCTTTTTAATCGCATCAAGTATTTTTACCTCTTCAGACATGTAGCCCTTGCGGTTAGCCTGTCTTATCAGCAACTCGATCTTATTATTTATGTCCTTAAACTGTCCTTTATACCTCTTAGCATTAAGTCTTTTATACCTTTCAAGCTGTTTCAGTTGCAAAGCTTGCCACATTTCCCAGTTATAGCCTTCTTTTAATTCTTCTGCTCTGTGCCTGTCCATATTCCGAATCATAGAGTTGATAAGTTCAGTTTCTATTCTATCAAATGCAGCACCTACATCATAATCCATTGCTGTATACCTTAAATCCTGACTGCTTAAAGCCCCTTGTAAGTTCTTTAAGCTTAGTTTTGCTGTAAACTGTGTCATTCCTTAGTTCTGCATACCCTGCCTTTTCTATCGCATATACACCGCTAGGTACTTGCTCCACTGCCATTCTCAGTATCTGTTTGTACTGTAGGCGACTCATTTGGTATTGGTGATTCATTATTGACACTATCATCTATCAGTACCCCCTTCATATTAAGCTCAGGCTCTTCAAGCTCAGCAATTCCTTGTTCTGCTTTAAGCCTTGCAACCTCTTCTTTCTTCCAATCATCATCTTTACTGTCTCCATAAAGCTCATCTACAGATGCCTCTAGACTCATAATTCCGCCAGTCTTAGCCTTTGCCACTGTCTCAACTTGGCTCTCAAAGCTTGGATTAGCATACTCTCCGAAATTCACATCAACCTTAACTTCTTCCAAGGCAGTCCTGTTCAGTATGTTGTATGCGTCAAAATGAGCCTGTATAACTCTAGGCAAGACCTTTTGTAAGGCTTTTACTATTGAGCCTCTCGTGTACAGTGTCGCCTTTTCCTTTTCTCTTTGAGCCTCTGCATTATCAAGCTTCTTCACATCAATACCCAATGTGCTTGGGCTTATAATGCCCTGTAAACAAAGGTCTAAAGCCGTTACATATGATGCTAAGTAACTGTCATGAGGTATGTTCGGCTGTTCAGTGCTTATTTTACTGTCTGCCTTTTCTGACATATTCGCTTCTGTGGCTATATACCTGTTATCAAAAGCATTCGGCTTTATAAGTGCTCCTGTGTTTGGATCTCTTGGCAGCAGTCCTTCAGGAATGTATGTCTTTGCTCTGCCTGCTCTTAAAGCGTCCATCCACTGACTCCAAGCCTCATCAAACGCATCAAAATTATCAAGCTTACCGTCATCAAAGATTGAACCGCCTCTATTCGGATACTTCTTACTTGAATATATCTTTGCCGGAACCGCTAAGAGTATGGTCTTATCGAAAGTTAAATCAATCATACCCTTTGTAGCTTCAATACTGTTAATCGGTACTTCTTTATCATTTAAGTACAGTTTATGGCTTATATATCCGTAACCGTATATCTCGTGTAGAGTGTAGGTTTTATAACCCTCTTTGTAAGTACTCTTAAAAATCACCTCTTTTATTCTGCCATATTGGTATTTATAGTCTACATATAAGCCTGACACCCATTCACACATAGGATAAGGACTGAAGTCCGTATCAATGACTATCTTCCAAGCACCATCGCCTATATAAAGCATTTCTCTAAGTGCAGTATTAAGCTGCTCCAAAAATAGCTCTTCCTTATCCATTTCAGCCCAAAGGTTTTTATCTTTATCTGACTCAAAATCAAAGTCATTTAAGTCATTGAGAACTACATCCGTAAGCACTTTCACTATTAATCCGGGTAATCCTGTATGTACTTTTCTTATCTCCTGCCCCGGTGTACTTTTTGATGCCCAGAACTTGTATCTATCAGCATGCTCAAGCAACTGACTATATAACTGCTCAAGTTCGTTACTGTCACCTCGATACCAGATTTTGTTACGGATAGCGTTAGTTTCAAAATCTATACTGTCTATTATCTTTATGTTGTAAGGATCTGCCGGCTGTATATCAAGCCAGCTTCTTATACTCTTTTTAATAGTCTCCATTATCCTCATCTTCTCTCTCTTTCTCCTCAAAACCTATAAGTAATATATAAGGCATCCATGAATACTGACTTGCATTTATAGTATGGTCATTTGCATCTTCCGGCTCGTCCTTATCTTCATTCCAGCTATATGTATCAAGCTCTTTAAGATGTTCTGTGCAGCCTTCACATACCAAGTATGCGCTTTGCTGTACCCATCCAAGCATAAGGTTTATACGGTCTATAATCTTCATAGCCTTATAGGCATTGTTGAATTTATATATTGAGCCGTTCAGCCTCTTGTACTTATTAAGTTCTGTTATGGTCGCTTGGTCTGCACTATCTATGAACACATCCCTTACTGTGCCCCAAACATCCTTGTTTTCATCAAGAAAGTTAATAAACTTTTTAACTGTATCGGACGGTGCCAAAGGTGTATCAAGGTTTGCATTGTTATAAACCTTCTCACTAAGGGTTATAACCTTGCGGCACTTAGTAATCCCTTGAAATACCATTGCTATAGTGTCAGGGCTCTTGCTGGAATAGGCTGTATCCAATGCAGCACTGAACTTTCTAAACTCATACTTCTTAGCTTCAGCAATGCTTATCACATGCTTTTTTCTGTCAAAATTAGGAAATATTAAGCCTGTAGCCTTTCCTCTTAACCCTTGTATCTTGTTTTTATACAGCTTAGTTCCTACAGGGGCGGACTCTATCTTTTTAGCAATCTGCTCATCTGTTAAACTTAAGTTATCTCTGAACGAAAAAAACCAGTACTTCCATCCTTGTACCGGTTTTTCTTTTAGTTCATCCAATATTTCTTTAGGGACATCCTGCTCATACTTTTTATAAGGTCTTGACCTGTTTACAAATTCTTTGTATACCGGTAAATCCGGATTATCAGGGTTTAAAGTAGCTATCAGATAATCGTTTCTTGTTGATATCTCTCTGACAAATTCAATGTTAGCCGTGTTAATCTCATCAATGTACACGCATCCGAACTGTGACCCGAGTACTAATTCCCACTTATCTCTGTTGTCATAGCCAAGGATATATATTATCTTACCCTCAAACTTTATATGCGGTATTTTGTTATCCTTATCGCCATTACCGCAATAAATGGCTGTATTGTGTATATCTAATATCCCGTTGTCCTGCTGTATAATATTCTTTTCGGCAACTCCGGTTGTCTTTGCTGCTATGATGTGCAGTTTCTTTTTACTGGCACTCACCATCTTCATGAATTTTACTCCGGCACCCACAGTAGTCTTACCGGATGCCGTTGTACCTTCCAAGAAATCAGCATTGACTCCCTTTGTAGAATTTATAAAATCAACATACTTCTTTGAAAGCGGGAAGCTACTCTTCAAGTCCCTCACCTCCCAGCTGATCCAGTATGTCGGATAGCTTCTTGCTAGGCTCATCTGTGCTTAATTCAACTTTTTCCTTAAACAGCCCCATTCTCTTGCCTAGAAGTTCGGCTGCCTTTAAGCGTTCTTTCTCATCGGGGGCTTTCTGTATAGGCTTTGCCCTGCTTACTCCTTCGCCTTGTCCCTCAACGACTACAATTTCTGATTGCGTTTCTCCTCTTAACACTGAGGTTAAGTATGCAAGTACTTCGTGCTGATCCGCAATCTTTTTGTCTGATAATTTCTTTAATTTTTCATCAATATAGGTTTTGATATTAGGTTTTATTAGGTTTTCAACTCCTATAACATTTGCAGTCTTCTTACTGTATCCCGCCTTTATAGCAGCCTCTGTCGCATTTCCGCTGATGATATATTCATCAGCAAATCTTTGTTGTTTTATTGTTAATTTCAATATCATCAGCTCCTTTCTCAAAATTTACAAACAAAAAAGACAGCCTGCTGACTGCCTTCTTTGTTGCCCGAAGTATTGATATATCTGTAAGGAGGTTTTATGTCCTGCGGATTTTCCTTAAAATCCACTTACATAATATCACAGAATCGTTTTCACTTTTTTCA